CGTGCTTGGCAACCATCTCTACAAATTCATCTGCGTCATACTTCATGCTTTTTTCCTTGTAGTCTTTCTTCGTCTACCTGATGCAGTGACTGACCACTTGACTGCTTTAGGTCCTGTTTTCTTTTTTGCTTCAGCCTTAGTTATCTTGCCTGCAACTTTTTTTGGTCTACACGCAGGATATGGGCGTGTTTTCTTTTCTTTGCCAGATCGACCACACTTCTTACCAGTCTTGACATCACGCCAATCTTCTTTAAACCATTTAGTTAAGCCACCACTGGTTTTACCCATTATGCGTATCCACCACCACGTTTCTTATATGTACGCACAAGCCATGCGTTTGCATATGCACTAGGATAGACCTTGAACTTACGTTTTGCTTCTGCTTTTACTGAAGCGTATAACTTTGGATTGGATGGCTTAGAGCCACTTTTTTTAGCTTTCTTTTTTGCTTTTCCACCACTTGCCATACCAGACCCACTGTTGTAATAAATTTTCATATTCCTAGTTCTCCTTTTTTCTTAGGTCTACCAAATAGTTTTGTTTCATTCTTTTTTCTTTTTTTCGCTTTAGCAGTTTGTTTTGCAAGCTCATTCATTAATTGTTCCATACTCATTTCGTCATAGTCACTACTTCTAGGCTGAGAATACTTTTTATTTGTTATATTTGGTTCTTTTACTTTGCCTGCATAAGGGTCTTTTTTATATTTAAAAACCTTGCCACTTTTGTCGTAAGCTTTTTTTGTTTCACTTCTTTTAAGTGCGTTTTTTAATTTTTGACCACCACTAGGTCCATCATCGTGAAGTTTTTTTTGCAATCTTTCTTTTTCTTTTTCTTCACGTTTTTTAATTGCTTTTTTCCTATAATCCATTTGTTCTTTGTATTTTTTTTTGGTTGTAGGATTTCCAAAATAATCTCTGTATTGCTCTTCCATTATTTTTTCCTTAACATTTTTGCTGCTTGACCCACCCCTTTAATTCCGAATGATGCAGAAATTGCTATATACAATAGGTATTGATACCAGTCAGGTAATGTTGCTAGTATCTCAAACCCTTCCTTTACATAGTCTCTCATTCCGGGAATGAACACAAGTATAGCAGGAGCAAGTAGCACAACTAATGCAAACTCGTCTTTCCAAGAATCCACCGTAGCATCTGCCATCTTGCCTTCCCATGCAACTTGACCTGTTGCAACCTTCTCTGCAACAGTCGCACGAGCTTTAGCTTCTGCAACTTTAGCCTGTCCGTCTGCCTTTGTCTTTGCAAGTTTGTTTTCAAACCAAGTGCCTGCGAGACTGCTAATAGGTCCTATAAGAGCCGATAACACTAGATTCTCCCTTGAGACTTGTGTAGTTGTCTTACATATTGTCTGTAAAATTTGTTGCTTATTTTGTTCAATACTTTGAACATGGTAAAGTTAATTGAAGCTAACATTTCCATCGTCTCCTTGCTTGTCGTAATCTACTGTTAGGGTTCTTGGCTGCTTTGGGGAACTTTTTCATTTGCCCTGCAGATCTGGCACAAAAAGACTTACGTCTCTTTGCGTCTTTACTTCCGGGTTTGACCTTTCCTGTTACAGCAGTCTTGAGCTTACTTCCGGGATTCTCTTTACGGTATTTTGCAACACCTTTCTTGGTCATCCCTGCACCAGACTTGGTGGGTCGTTTGTCACCACTCTTAATGCTATATCCTTTCATGCTCCCACGTTTCTTGGTCATCGACTAGACCTTGACAGCTTTCATACCTTTTGATTTTAAGAAGGCGTTTACTTGTGCCATAGACATTTTGCCACCTGCTTTGCCACCTTTGGTCTTACCCCCACCTGCCATCATCTTCTTGGTCTTACCACCACCTGCCATCATCTTCTTGGTCTTACCACCACCTGCCATATACTTTTTGGTTTTGCCGCCACCTTTCATCATTTTCTTCTTGCCCATCATTCTTCATTCTCCACATATAAATTATTAAAAGTTATTGCAGGATCAAGATACGTTTCGTGAATCTCTGCATTGTGTATATACTGGCTAGGTCTAAAGTCTGGAGGTCCTTCGCCAGTCTCCCAGAGTGCAGGACTTGTTGCCCTTACTCTGTTGTTTGGTAGGGCAACGATGTTACCTGTCCAATCTCCTGCATCTATTAACTGTAGAACGTGACTTTGTTTGTGTTGTGCAGGATCGTCTGCTATGTCACTATCTGTGTAGTCTACAGTAAACAGATATTGTCCTTTGTGAAACTCTCCGTCTATCTTGCAAATCCACGGAGAAGAACTAACTCTATCTAACTTCATTACCGAATGATGATGTGAACTGCAATCCCACGGTTGAGCTAAATGCGTTGGCATTTTCTGCGGCCACTCTTCGTACGGTATATCAGCAACAAGTGCTGTTATTGGCATCCTTGCCCACATTGCACCACCATGTACGTTTTGTTCGTTTTCATCGTCATCACTCTCACATCCTGTAAATACAACTTGAAAGCTAAGACATCTGTCTGGCACTGTGTTCACGGCTATTGCTAGTGCGTGTAAATATTCACCGTGATACATTTGGTGGTTATGTGTAAATTCTTTTCGTACCCAACACTTAAAGTGTGGTATGTTACTTATTAGGTATGACATATGTTACCCTCGCATATATGACATTTACCCCCTTAGAAAGATAAGAGAGCAAGTTGCCCTGCTCTCCTATGATAGTTTTTATGTACCAGTTGTTACACTAGCTGTCTGCTTTGGTCCTGTTCCAATGTCACACATAATTGCGATAACTCTGAAACGACCTGCAGTAACGCCTGCACCTAATGCTTTAACTTGAATTGCATCGGCAGCAATAACTGTGTTGATACCTGCAGCTTTTAAATTAAACTGGTATATCGCATCAGCATTACCGTCAACACCATCAGCAAACGCATCGATGTCAGTGCTTAGACCAACATCGTAGGTTAGACCTGATCCACCTGCTTCAAGAACGTCAAGACATCCACCGATAACAATTGTGTTATCTGGCACATCGATCATCTGTACAACGTCATTCGCAGAAAGGTTTTGGTCAGCAGCATCAAAGATCCTTGACTGAACCATATAAGGTCTTGGCACATTACCCGGATGTCCGACAGTTCCTCCACCGGGGATGGTATGATTATAAGTAGTCATATTTTATTCCTCCCTATTATGCGAAGTCTATGATGCCACGTACAAGAGCTTCAGGTCTAAGGACTTTTCTTCCAAAAACGTGTAACCCTCTAACAACATCAGAGAATGATTCAGACGAACGTACCACTTCAGTCTTAGCGATGTGAGACGCAGTAGCCGCAGCAGAAATATGTCCTGCCATAATAATATTCTCAGAAGCGTCTGTAGCGACACCTGATAATGTTACTTGGTCAGTACCTGCTGTACTATTTAATGCAGTAGACTTGTAGCATTGAAATCCTGCAAGTGTACCCGGAGTTGCAAGTCCGTTTCTTAGGTTTGAAGACGCATCGCCAGTTACCTGTACTTCTGCTATCTTGTTACCTGCTTGAAACATCTTCTCGTAGAAGATTGGAGGAGCAACAAACCATCTGTTCTCTTCTGGCACAGACTGGTCGTCAAGCACTCTAGCCATTAATAGCATGAGGTTGATACCTGCATCATCTGTCTCTACGTTAATAGGAGCAGATGCTGTACCTAAAGCTGAATTAGTAGTTGTTAATCCACCTGATAAACTTGCATCATCAGCACCTGCAATACCTGCACCGTCTGATAAAGTTTGTAATACGTTTGCATCGTATTTTCTCTTCAAAGAAAAAGCACCTGAAGAAGTTGCTAATGCTTCAAAGTTAACATGCGAGTGTCTTTCCTCGATGTCATCGATTTTAAATGCAAATGCGTTAGCTTGGTCAACGGTCAATGTTATTTGATCGTCTGCCAAGTCCTGTGTATTTACCACAGAACCTCTTGTATAACTGGATACAGTTATTGTTGGTTCTTTGATAATGTTCACAGTGTCACCAAAGTTTTCAATCTCCCCAGTGTAATCAGTATTCGTAATATCTTCTGCAACCGAAGCACGTCTGAAGAACTTGAGAACTTTTTGGCTGAAAATTTGAGGAGCAAAGTTACCTGATGGTAAGTTTGCATATCCTGCAGCAGTTCCGAAAGCCATTTTTCTCTCTCCTTATTTTGAGGTTTTTAGCTGTTCATATCAATTCGCCCTTCTTGCCGTGCTAGATCGATGTCGGCTTCCACCTTTTCGAACTCCCACGGTTTAAGTCTGGCGATGTCTGAGCCTTTCCAAACTTTTTTATTTGCGTTAGCATCTGTTCGTATCTCTTTTACTTTTGGAGATGCGACAGACATTGCAGCAGAAACGTCTGGTTTTTTACTCTGTTTTTTGGTCGTAATCCCTACGTCTAATTTGTAAAGATCAATAACCCTTGCAGCTAGTCGAGCATTTGTGTTGTTCTTTAACACACCGTTACTAATAGTATCAGGCTGTTCTTCTAGCCACTGTAAGAACTTTTCATCTTGCTTTATCTCTTCAAAGTCAGGATGCAAAGTCTTTAGTTCACGATAAGCGACTTTAACCAAATTTTCTTTCTCACGAGCTTTTAAAGTTTTAAGTTCATCTTGAAGTCCTTGAGCTTGCTGATTAGCTTTTTCTGAAGCTATAGTCTGCATAACATCGTAGACATCAGGATATTCTTGTCTAAACTTATCTAGTTCTTCAGGAGTTTTGGGCAAAGGAACATTAAGATTAGATTGTTGCATTGCACTTTCTAGTTCTTGTTCTTTTGTTTTGAACTCCTGTATCTTTTGATCGTAGTGACGCTTCAGATCATCATAACGTTTTTTGTAGTCATGTTCTGGAGCAGTCTCTTCTTTCTTTGCAGATACGAAAGTTTCCTGTTCTTCCTCTTGAGTAGCCACTTCTGGTGTGGGGTCTTGAGTTTGTTGTTCTTCATCATCCTTGTATACATCGTCACGATACTTGTTACGATAAAGATTAGAGTCGTTTACAACTCCTTCGGAGTCATTTGGTTTGTTGGCTCTTACACCACGAACTTGTTGTTTTGCCATAGTTTTTACCTCATTCTTGCAGTGCCACTGGCTGTGGGTAGCTGCTTCGGTCTGTCAGGGCCAGTGTTTACTGGGTAGCTGACGAATTTTATTAAGACTTTACTGCAGTTGGAGGTTCAACTCCTTGCATAATGTCTAATAAATCGTTTAAAACTTTTTCAGAATAGTTTGCACCTTCTCCATAAGACGCAAGTGCATCTTTTATATTTTTATGATCTTTCAATTTGTGAAGAAGTATTCTATCTGCAATTTTATCATAATATTTTTTATGTAGTTCTGGATCAATAGTGCCTTTCCCATAAGGCTTCAATGCTTTTGCCTTTTTACCATATACTTTTCTTGCATCTACTTTTTTTCTTAATTTTTCAGGGCCACGAAAAACAGTTCCATACAATTCTTTATTTATTTTATCTTCGCCTTGTACTTTTAATGCTTTAAGATAA